TATATATATTGGGAGGCATCTAAATTAGATAAAAGAAGTTTCGGAATGTGTTATTTAAAAATAAGGCGTTCAGGATTTTCTTTTATGAGTTCTTGTGAAGGAGTTAATACTGCTACTATATCTAAAGATTCCAGAATCGGTATATTATCTAAAACAGGATCAGATGCAAAAAAAATGTTTACTGATAAAGTTGTTCCAATCTCTAATAATTATCCTTTCTTTTTTAAACCCATTCAAGATGGTATGGATAAACCAAAAACCGAATTAGCCTATCGTGTACCAGCTTCTAAGATAACTAAGAAAAACATGTATGATATGGGTGAAGAAGAGTTAGAAGGTTTAGACACTACAATTGACTGGAAAAATACTTCTGACAATAGTTATGATGGAGAAAAACTACAATTACTATTACATGATGAAAGTGGTAAATGGGAAAAACCTGAAAATATTTTAAACAATTGGAGGGTTACTAAAACTTGTTTAAGATTAGGAAGTAAAATTATTGGTAAATGCATGATGGGTTCTACCTCTAATGCATTAGACAAAGGAGGTAATAATTTTAAACAATTATTTTATGATTCCGATCCTTCTAAAAGAAATGCTAATGGACAAACCAAGAGTGGTTTATATAATTTATTTGTTCCTATGGAATGGAACATGGAAGGCTTCATAGATAAATATGGTATGCCAGTTTTAAGAAATCCCAGCACATATGTGGATGGAATAGATGGAGAAAATATTTATCAAGGAGCAATTGATTATTGGGAAAATGAAGTAGAGTCATTAGCTATTGATCCTGATGCTTTAAATGAATTTTATAGGCAATTTCCTCGTACTGAATCCCATGCATTTAGAGATGAAAGTAAACAATCATTATTTAATTTAACAAAACTATATCAACAAATTGATTATAACGATTCTTTAATTATTAAACATCATATGGTTCAAGGAAGTTTTCATTGGAAGGATGGTATAAAAGATAGTAAAGTAATATGGACTCCAAATTCAAGAGGTAGATTTTTTGTATCTTATGTACCTAAACCTGAACAACAAAATAATGTTATTACAAAGAATGGTAAAAAAATTCCTGGTAATGAACATTTAGGTTCGTTTGGTTGTGACTCATATGATATTTCAGGAGTTACTGTGGGTAGTGGTTCTAATGGAGCATTACATGGTTTGACTAAATTTAATATGGATGAGTGGCCAAGTAATCATTTTTTTTTAGAATATATAGCAAGACCACAAACTGCAGAAATATTTTTTGAAGAAGTATTAATGGCATGTGTTTTTTATGGTATGCCAATATTGGTTGAAAATAATAAACCTCGTTTATTATATCATTTTAAAAACAGAGGATATAGAGGTTTTAGCTTAAATAGACCAGATAAAACATTTAATAAATTATCTAAAACAGAAAGAGAATTAGGAGGTATACCCAACACATCTGAAGATGTTAAACAAGCTCATGCATCTGCAATTGAATCTTATATAGAAAAATACATTGGCTTAGATATGGAGGGTACATTTAGAGAAAAAGATGATATGGGTATGATGTATTTTCAAAGAACATTAGAAGATTGGGCTAAGTTTGATATAAGCAATAGAACCAAGTTTGATGCAGCAATAAGCACTGGTTTGGCCATTATGGCAAATCAAAAACACTTATATACCCCGACAAAAGAAAAGTCAAAAATTAGCATTAACTTTGCAAGGTATAACAACAAAAGTTCAGTAAGTCAATTACTTAATAGATGAAGAAGGTAAATATAGATATTAAGGCTGCTGCATTTCCAGATCAATTTGTTTCTGATTCCGAAAAAGCTACAGTAGAGTATGGGCTACAGGTGGGACAAGCAATTCAATACGAATGGTTTCGTAGAGATAGCAACACTTGTAGATTTTATAGCCAATGGGCAGAGTTTAATAAATTAAGACTCTATGCTCGTGGTGAACAGTCTATTGCTAAATATAAAAACGAATTAGCTATAGATGGAGATTTATCTTATCTAAACTTAGATTGGACACCAGTTCCAATTATTCCTAAATTTATTGATATTGTTGTTAATGGAATGCAAGACAGAATGTTTAAAGTAAAAACATATGCTCAAGACGCAATGTCTGCAGAAAAAAGAAGTAAATTTCAAGATATGGTTGAAGAAGATATGTTGGCTAAACCAATATTATCTCAAATGACTCAAGACTTTGGTATTGATGTATTTAATGTGCCTGAAGAAGAATTGCCTGAATCAGGAGAAGAACTTGAGTTGTTCATGAACTTAAAGTATAAACCAGCAATAGAAATAGCTTGTGAAGAAGCAGTCAACACTTTGTTGGCAGAAAATCATTATGATGATGTTCGTAAAAGAATTGATTATGATATGGCTACTTTAGGAGTAGGTATGGCTAAACATGAGTTTCTACCTGGTCAAGGAGTAAAAGTAGATTATGTTGATCCAGTAAATGTTGTATACAGTTACACTGAAGATCCTTATTTTAAAGATTGTTTTTATTGGGGTGAAATTAAAACAGTTCCAATAACTGAGCTTATTAAAATTGATCCTACACTTACTAATGAAGATTTAGAAGAAATATCTAAATATAGTCAGTCATGGTATAATTACTATCAAACTGCACAAATGTATGAAAACAGTATGTTTTATAGAGATACTGCAACACTCATGTATTTTAATTATAAAAGCACTAATTCATTTGTTTACAAAAAGAAAAGAATGGAAGATGGTACTTTTAAAACTGTAGAAAAAACTGATGAGTTTAATCCACCTGAAGAAATGATGAAAGAAGGTAATTTTGAAAGAGTGGAAAAAAAGATTGATGTATGGTATGAAGGGGTAATGGTTATGGGTACAAACATTGTTCTGCAGTGGCACATGATGGAAAATATGGTGAGACCAAAATCTTCTAATCAGTTTGCAATGCCTAATTATGTAGCTTGTGCTCCAAGAATGTATAAAGGAACACATGAATCTTTAGTTAGAAGAATGATTCCTTTTGCTGATTTAATTCAAATGACTCATTTAAAAATTCAACAAGTAGTATCAAGAGTTGTACCAGATGGTGTATTTATTGATGCCGATGGATTAAATGAAGTAGATTTAGGTACAGGTCAAGCATATAACCCTGAAGATGCATTACGATTGTATTTTCAAACTGGTAGTGTTGTGGGTAGAAGTTACACTGGTGATGGTGAATTTAATAATGCACGAGTTCCTATTCAACAGTTAAATTCTAACACAGGAGCTGGTAAGTTACAAATGTTAATTGGTAATTATAATCATTATTTAGACATGATTAGAACAGTAACAGGTTTAAATGAAGCAAGAGATGGCTCAAGTCCAGATCCTAATTCATTAGTTGGTGTTCAAAAGTTAGCAGCATTAAATTCAAATGTAGCAACAAGACATATTTTAGATGCAAGTTTATTTATTGCGAGAAGAATGGCTGAATGTTTAACAATTAGAACTGCAGATATTCTTAAATATGCAGACTTCAAAGATGAATTTGCAATGCAAATAGGTAAATATAATCTTGCAATATTAGAAGATATTAAAGATTTATACATTTATGATTTTGGAGTTTTTATAGAACTTGCTCCTGATGAAGAACAAAAAGCAATGCTTGAACAAAATATTCAAATGGCATTGTCTAAAGAAAATATAAGCTTGGAAGACGCAATTGATATTAGGGAAATACATAATATTAAAATGGCTAATCAGTTGTTAAAAGTTAAGAGAAAGAAAAAACAAGAAGCTGAACAAGCTCAACAAATGCAGGCTCAACAAATGCAGGCCCAACAAGCTATGCAACAACAACAAGCTGCAGCAGAGATTGCAATGCAAAAACAAAAAATGGAAACTGAAGGTAAAATAGCAATTGAACAAGCTAAGATTGGTTATGAGATACAAAAGCTGACTGCAGAGAAAGAACTTAAATTAGCATTAATGGCGGAAGAGTTTCAATATAATATGCAACTAAAAGGAATGGAACAAAAAGCTATTGATGTTAGAGAAGATGCTAAGGAAGAAGGAAAATCTCAACGAATTAGTCAACAATCTACACAGACATCTAAAATGATAGAACAGAAAAAAAGAGATTTACCACCAGTAAATTTTGAATCAAACGAAGATAGTTTAGATGGTTTTGACTTGGCAGAGTTCGATCCAAGATAGGCTAAATAAAGACTAAAATAATTGTATAACTTTGTAGAAATTAAATTTAATATAATATGGAATTAAAAGTAAGAGCTGTAGAAGGCAACGAAAACAAATCAAAAGCTGAAATAGAAGAACAACTTCTAAACAAGCATGAAGAAGAATTAAAACAAGAAGAGCCACAAGCAGTTGAAGAAACTGAAAAAGTGGTAGAGGAACAACCTCAAACAGAGGATGAAAGTAAAACTCCCTCATCAGAGTTAAATGATGAAGACGTTCTTTCTTTTTTGAAGAATAGATATGACAAAGAAATAAATTCAGTTGATGAACTTTTTACAGAAAAAGAAGTAAATGAACCATTACCTGAAGATGTTTCTGCGTATTTAAAGTACAAGCAAGAAACTGGTCGTGGTATCGATGATTTCTATAAATTACAAAGAAATTATGATACTATGGAAGATGAGGCTGTACTTGCTGACTATATTGCAACAAACGAAGAAGGTTTAGATGCAATAGATATTCAAGATATCATGGAGGATAAATTTGGCTTTGATGAAGAGTTAGATGAACCGAAAGATATTAAGAAGAAAAAGTTAGCTAAAAAACGAGAACTCGCAAAGGCGAAGAAGTTTTTTAATGAACAAAAAGATAAGTATAAAATTCCTCTTGAGTCAAGTGGGGGTGGATTATCAGAAGATCAAGAAAAACAACTTAATGCTTATAAAGAGGCTCTTGAGAAATCGAAGACTGTTGAAGAGGCAAATGCAAAAAAGAGAAACTATTTTACAGAAGAAACTAAAAAAGTTTTTTCCAACGATTTCAAAGGTTTTGATTTCGCTGTTGGTGAAGATAGTTTTACTTATAAGCCAGGAACTACAGAGGAATTGTTTAATGTCCAAAACGACTTTAACAACTTTGTAAAAAAGTTTGTAGATGATAGTGGAATGATATCAGATGTAAAATCTTATCATAAAGCTTTATCAGTTGCAAGTAATCCTGACAAATTTGCCAAACACTTTTATGACTTAGGTATGTCACAGGCTGTAGAAAATGTTTCTAAAAAATCTAAAAACATTAATATGGATGTGAGAAAAACCCCAAGTTATGTAACAAAGGATGGATTAAAAATTCGTGCTATGCAAAACAAAAGTGACAACGATAGTGGTAGAGGACTCAAAATTAGAAGTATTAAAAAAATGTAAAACAATTTAAAAATTAAAATTATGGCAGTAAATGTAGCCCCTGGTTTTGATTTGCAACCAAGTAGTCAGCAAGTACCGCTTTCTACAAATTATATTACAGACTTCAATTTCTTGAATCAGTATTTACCTGATACATTTGAAAAAGAGTTTGAAAGATATGGCAATCGATCTATAGCATCCTTCCTAAGAATGGTAGGAGCTGAAATGCCTTCTAACTCTGACCTTATTAAATGGGCAGAGCAAGGAAGATTACACGTTAAATATCAATCTTGTACTTCAGGTGCAGCAGCAGCAGCACTTACTGGAGTATGGACAGTACCTAACAACATCTCTAACTTTAACCCTGCATTAGCTGGAACACCAAATTCTGCAGCACTTAGAGTTGGACAAACTGTAATGATTTCTGATAGAACTGCAGGTTCAAACCTCAGTAATAAAGGAATTGTAACTGTTGGACCAGGTTCTGGTGGTAACGCAGTAAACCAAGTAACTATCGCTTACTATGAGGCTGGAGGCCAAGCAGTAGCGGCGGGAGTAGCTTGTGATATTTTCGTATATGGTTCTGAATTTAACAAAGGAACTAATGGAATGGTAGGTTCTCTTGAAGCTGATGACTTCATCTTTGACAACAAGCCAATTATTATCAAGGACAAATACAATGTATCTGGTTCTGATATGGCTCAAATCGGATGGATTGAAGTTACTTCAGAAAATGGAGCATCTGGATATTTATGGTATCTAAAGTCTGAACACGAAACAAGACTAAGATTCGAAGATTACTTAGAAACTGCAATGATTGAAGCAGTTCCTGCAGAAGCAGGTTCTGGTGCTGGTGACTTCTTACAAGGAGTTGGAGCTGGTGCGTCTGCGGCAAACCTTAATGGTTCTGATGGTATCTTCTTCGTAGTAGGAGCAAGAGGTAATGTATATGGTGGAGGTAATCCAGCAACATTAGCTGACTTTGACTCTATTATTTCAAGATTAGACAAGCAAGGTTCTATTGAAGAAAATGTAATTTTCTTAAACAGAAACTTCTCATTTGACATAGATGATATGTTAGCTGCTCAGAACTCTTATGGAGCTGGTGGTACATCATATGGTTTATTTGACAATGATGAAGAAATGGCTCTTAATCTTGGATTCACTGGATTCAGGAGAGGCTATGACTTCTACAAGTCAGACTGGAAATATCTAAACGATCCTACAATGAGAGGTGGTATCGTAGGTGGAAAAGTAAATGGACTATTAGTCCCTGCTGGTTCTACTACAGTATACGATCAAATCTTAGGTAAAAACGCTAAGAGACCATTCTTACATGTAAGATATAGAGCTTCCGAAACTGAAGACAGAAGATATAAAACTTGGATCACTGGTTCTGCTGGTGGAGCAAGAACTTCTGACTTAGATGCGATGGAAGTAAACTTCTTGAGTGAGAGAGCTGTATGTACTTTAGGTGCAAACAACTTCTTCTTATTCCAAGATGCTTAATATTTAATCAATAATTAGGGGAGGATGTCTCCTCCCCTTTTTATTTTATAATTTAATTAAAATTTAATATAATGAATAAGACAAAAAAACAACCTATTGTAGATAAATTCTACAAACTTAAAAGAGATTCAGCACCTTTAACTTATATGCTGGCATCTCGAAACTCACCAAGATATCCTTTATTATGGTTTGATGATGAACAAAATGTCAATAGACCATTGAGATATGCTAAAAATCAAAAATCACCTTTTGAAGATGAACAAGATGGAAATGCAATCTTAGAACCTATAATGTTCGAAGATGGTATTCTTTTTGTATCAAAAACCAACCAAGTATTGCAACAATTTTTATATTATCATCCACAAAGAAACTTTGTGTTTGAAGAAATAAACAAGGAGCAAGATGCTGCGGAAGAATTAGAAATAGTAGAATTAGGTTTAGAGGCTCAAATAATGGCAAAGCAATTAGAGTTTGAAAAACTAATTTCTGTATGCAGAGTTCTTCTCGGAAGTGGTGTAGATAAGAAAACTTCAACTGAATTGAAAAGAGATATATTGTTATATGCTAAAAACAATCCTATAGATTTCTTAGACACACTTAATGATCCGATGTTAGATTTACAAGATGATGTGTATAAATTTTTTGACAATGGATTTTTAACATTTAGAAACCAATCTAAAGATGTGTATTTTGATTTACCTAAAAACAAAAAGAAACTATTAACAGTTCCTTTTGGTGAAGATCCATATTTTATAGTAGCATCACATTTTCAAAGTGATGATGGCGTGGAGATATATAAACTGTTACAAAGAAGGCTTAAAAAAAGTAAATAAGCTTTCGTATCTTTGTGGTATTGTTTAACCCATAAAATTTATATTAACATGGCAAAATTTTTATCAATCCCTGTAACTGATGAGCAAAAACAATTAGTTAGTGCTGATGGCATTATTCTTTTAGAACAAGCGTCTACAACTACTGTTGTTATAACTTATGCATCTGCTAAAGTTGTAACTGTAACTCATGCTGCGTTGGGTGCAAACATTGAATCAATGAGAGATTATCTTCAAGATTCTATCGTATTTGCTCAACAACAACCATGGCATCAAGTTAAGTATGAATGTGATGCATTACCTAAAGCGGTAAGTGGTATCGGAGTAGCTTAATTTAAAGCTCAGAATTATTTAGTGAAAGGGGGTAAAAAATTTACCCTCTTTTTTTTTTACTATCTTTGTAAAAACTCAATTTACAATGATAAATGAAGTACGAAATACTGTATTAGCCATAGCTAACAAAAACAACTATGGTTATATATCTCCCCAAGATTTTAATCTTTATTGTGAACAAGCACAATTAGATATATTTGAAGATTATTTTTATCAATACAATAATTGGATTAATAAAGAAAATGCAAGAATTTCAGGAACTGGATATGCTAATATAGTTAAAGGTTTAGAAGAAGTAGTAGATAGTTTTTCAGCAGAGGTGTTTTTAGATCAAACAGCAGCAAACTTAAACAATGCTAATTTATATAATTTACCTCAAGACTATTATTTAATTAATAAAGTATTTTATTACCCAACAGCAATATTTAGTGGTACTACAACTGGAGCTCAGGGTTATAAGTTAATTGATGCTACTGGTGGGTTTGTGCCTTCACCGGCAAATCCTACATTTTTACAGAATCCACCTATTGGAAGCATTATAGTTAACACTTCTTCTAACCCAATCTCACAAGCATATGTAACTGCAGTAGATAGTACCACAACATTAAGTCTTAGTGCTGACATTACTAATGCAGTAGGGCAAAACTATGTGGCTTATACTAATACTAATATTACAGAAGTAGAAAGAGTTAATCAACAAAAAATATATATGTTGACAAGCTCAAACTTAACTGCACCAACTACACAGTTTCCCGCTTATGTTTTAGGTGGAGCAACATCTAATGTACAAGCAGGACCTAATTCTGCAATAGGAAACACTATTACAGTTTATCCAAGTACCATTAGACAAAAAGGTGCTATGCAGGTACAATATATAAGATATCCTGTAACACCTAATTGGACATATGTAACACTTGCAGGAGGTGAGCCTTTATTTAATGATACTGCTGCAGATTATCAAGATTTTGAATTGCCTATATCAGATCAACCAGGTTTGATTGCAAAAATATGTCAATATATTGGTATTGAAATTAGAGAGGCAGATGTCTATGAGTTTGGACAACAAGAGATAGTACAAGATAACCAAATACAAACATAAAGATGGCATATATAACACAATTTACATATTACGAAAATAATGGTAACACACCTACAGATGCTAACCTGGGTTCTTATCAATATGTCTCATTACAAGATATAGTAAATAACTTTATGTTAATATATCAAGGCAATCATGAGTTGGTAAATAACTTAGAAAGATATCAAGTTTTGTTTCATGCGAAAAGAGGTATACAAGAGTTGAACTATGATGCTATGAAAGAAATTAAAGTTCTTCAATTAACTTTAGACCATAACTTCAGTTTTACTTTGCCTTCTGATTATGTAAATTGGGTAAGAATATCACAATATAAAGATGGAGTTTTATTTCCATTAACAGAAAATATACAAACAAATTTTAGTACAGCTTATCTTCAAGACAATCAATCTAATATATTGTTTGATGAGGATGGTAATGCATTGAGCCCACAAGATTCTGAGTTAGATTTAAGTAGAGCTACAAGGTCTATTTATTTAAACAATAAAAGTCCTTTTGATGGAGAAGAAGGTTACTGCATAGATGGATGTTGGTACTTTGATTATAGAGTAGGAGCAAGATTTGGATTAAATACTGAGACAGCAAACATAAACCCTACATTTAAAATAGATAAACAAGCGGGTAAAATTTATTTTAGTTCGGCTGCGGGAACAGATTCTATAGTATTAGAATATGTTTCTGATGGAATGGAAAATGGTAATGATTCTCAAGTTAGTGTAAACAAATTATTTGAAGAATATCTGTATGCTTACATAAGATATGCTATTTTGAATGGTCGATTTGGAGTGCAAGAGTACATTGTTAATAGAGCAAGAAAAGATAAATCTTCTTTATTAAGAAATGCAAAACTAAGATTAAGTAATATACATCCTGGTAGACTCTTAATGAATTTAAGAGGCCAGAATAAATGGATTAAATAATGGCATTAGAAAGTGTAGTATTTATACAAGGTAGAATGAATAAGTCTATCGATGAAAGGCTTCTACCTCAAGGAGAGTATGTAGATGCTCAGAATGTTCGTTTGGGTTCTACCGAAACGACAGAGGTTGGTGCTGTAGAAAACTCACGAGGTAACACACGATTAACTACTTTACAATTTGCAGGACAAAACTTTTCCGCAAATGCTGTGTGTATAGGTGCATATGAAGATGGTATTACTGAAACTGTTTACTGGTTTGTGCACGATGCTAATAATCCTGTTACAGGAGGCAGATTAGATGCTGTGGTTTCATACAATACTCAAAATCAAGGAATTACTTATCATGTGCTTTCTGCAAGTGTTTTGAATTTTCAACCTACATATTTAATAACTGGTGTAAATCTGATTGATGATTTACTTTTTTGGACTGATGATATAAATCCTCCACGAAAAATAAATATAAACAGAAGTTATGCATATCCTGCAAGTCCAGGTTATAATGATGTAGTAGTGGCAGAGGATTTTAATGTAATACAAAAACCACCTGGTTATGGAGCTGCAGATACTCTATCTGCTCCTTCATTAGAAATGGTAAATGTGAATGGACAAGAAAATTATTTAGAAAACAGATTTATTTCATTTGCATATAGATATAGATATCAAGATGATGAATATAGTGCTACATCTTTATTTTCTTTACCTGCTTTTCAACCTAATAATTTCTTTTTCAGTCCAGCTAATTATGTAAATGAAGGAATGCTTAATAGATTTAATGCAGTTAATGTTTCATTTAACACTGGTTCATCAAGAGTTAAGCAAGTAGATTTACTTTATAAAGACTCAAACACAAATAGTATTTATGTAATTGAAAGATTTGACAAAGATGACTATGGATGGGCAGATAATACCACTCAAACATTTTTGTTTACTAACAGTAAAATTTATACAACATTAGGTGCAGATGAATTATTAAGACTATATGATAATGTGCCAAGATTTGCAAAAGCACAAACCATAATGGGTAATAGACTTATTTATGGTAATTATGTAGATGGGTATAATATGACAAATGCTTCTGGAGGAAGGATATCAGTAGATTATAGTACCTCTTTAAAAGCAGTTGATGTAGATTTTGAAATATTACCTGATGCAACTTTAACTCAAGGTATAGCATATTCATTATCGGGCTCAAGCATACAATACAACAACTCTTTAGCTACTTTTGATTTAAGCAACATAGCTACAAAACTAAAAAAAGATTCTACAATAAGATTTGTATTTAGAATTACTACAGATCAATTAAATGGAGATACAGCTAATGCTTGTTATTTGCCTACATTTAGTAATGGAGATGTATCAATAACATTAAACTTTACTTTACCAACAGACTACAATAGTGTATACGATATGGCAAGTAGTAGTGAGTTTCAAGCAAGGGTTGGAACAGTTTTAAACACAAATTATCAACCTATTGCAACATGTGCTGATGGAACTTCAGTAACTGATAATTTTAACTGTTCACTTTCGACACCAACAAATTGTACTGGATGGACAAAACACAACAGTAGTATAACAGATGCAAGTTCTCAACAAGGATGGGGTGATTTTATAACAACTGTTCCTGGTTCAAACAACATATCGTTTCAACCACTTGCTATGAACTACCGAGAAACAAATGCACCGGTAACTAATTTATTTGAATACTTTAGATTTGAAAGCGGTACAATAACATTTAGTGCATCATCTGATGTCGGAAGTTTACATAGTAATAGAGATTATGAAACTGGAATTGTTTATATGGATGACTATGGCAGAGCCTCTACTGTATTGGTATCAGAATACAATACTATTTTTGTTCCTGCAGAAAACTCTGAGAAGAAAAATTCAATACAAGCTCGTATAAGTAGTTTACCTCCTTCTTGGGCTACAAGATATAAGTTTGTAGTAAAGCCAAGTAAAGGTAACTATGAAACAGTATATAGTAACTTCTTTTATGTGAGACCAAGTAATAATGTGGTTTATTTTAAATTAGAAGGAGACAATCAAAATAAATGTAAAAAAGGAGACACTTTAATTGTAAAGAGAGATGTTAATGGCCCACGACAATCATTAACTGAGTGTGAGGTATTAGATGTATCTGCAGAAGCAGAAGATTTTTTAGATACTCCAAATGAATTAGGTTCTGGTACACCAGGAACATCACATCAGATTGCTGGTTTATATATGCAAATAAAAGCACAAAACTTTTCTGTGGCAGGTGATTTAGCAGATCCTGTTATAAACAATGGAGTTGAAAAATATAAAAGTAAAAATGAAAATAGGTGTAATGCTCAAGTAAATTATAAAGCATTTATAGAAACCGCTGGACCTGTTTATGAAGTGTATGATGTACCTGCGGGTAGTATTATTACAATAAAATGTGAGTATGGAAGAAATGATAGAAGCGGACAAAATTGTCCAGGGATGAGATATGTTTATGATAAGTCTTTTACTGCTTCACAAAACTTTACTAATTTATATGAGTGGGCTATAGGTGATAACTTTGATCCTAACACAGGAAACTGGGAGGAAGGCAATGCAGCTACAAGCATTTTTGTAACTACAATTGCAAGTTCTGCTGCTAATATACAATGTACAAGCCCTAATCCTTTTGAACCAACTTGGCAGTTTTGGCAGGCTGGTTTTAGTGGGACAATTGATCCAGCGCAACCTTTATATCTTTCTGTAAGAAGTGGTATAAAGGGATGTAATAACTTATTTGGAGATTCTTTTTCTTACATAGAATTAGAAATTATAGTAACAAGAGCTAATGATTTATTGGTATTTGAAACAGAACCTACTGAAGCAAATGATGAAATATTTTTTGATGCTTCTAAGGATTTTCCTATTACAGGAGGTTTTCATATAAGTGGCTCTGCTGATGGTGATCAAAATCAAACTGCAACTCAAGATGCAGTAGTAGATGTGCCTTTTATAAATTGTTACACATTTGGTAATGGAGTAGAAAGTTTTAAAATATTAGATAAAATAGCTACAAAAAGTTTGGTAATGGGGCAAAGAGCACTTGCGGTATCTAATGCAGACTTTAAGGAAGCAGATAGATTTGCTGGTTTAACTTATAGTGGAGTATTTAGTTATTCAACTAACACCAATAACTTAAATGAATTTAATTTAGGATTAGTAAACTTTAAAGATTTAGAGCAAAACTTCGGACCAGTAATGAAATTACATGGTAGAGAAACAGATATACTTGTACTACAAGAAGATAAAATTAGTTATGTTCAACAAGGAAAAGACTTATTAAGTGATGCAGTAGGTGGTGGAGCTGTGGTTTCTACTCCAGAAGTATTAGGAAAACAAATAGCAAGAATAGAAGAATATGGTATAAGTTTTAATCCTGAAAGTTTTATACAATGGGGTGATGCAATGTATTTTACAGATACTAAAAGGTCTGCAGTAATTCAATTAGGTGCTCAAGGCGCAGCCGCAAGTCCTATAAGTATAGTTTCTGACATCGGAATGAGATCGTGGTTTAGGGATCAATTTGTAGAGCATTTAACAACACAAAAATTAGGAGGGTATGATCCTTATATGGATGAATATGTTTTAAGTACAAACGACATACAAGTGCCTTTTCCAACAACACCAATAAAATGTGGAACTACAATAACAATAAATAACCTTACTGCTGCTAAAACTTTTACTTTAGATTTTGGAGAAGTTATAGATAGTACAACTACAGTTAGTTTTACAGTTACTGGAACTGCATCTATAACTGGAGTTTGGAATAGCACTAATGCCACTCCTAATCCATTAAATTTAACTAATGCAAGTGGTACATTAACTTATAATAAATCTTTAAATACACCAACTACAGCTACAGTAACAATAACTCCAACTGGAAGTTGTTCGTTTACTATGACACCAAATTGTCCAGATGAAACTACTTTAACTGTTGTCCAGGTGGTGTTAAATTCAAGTAATGCTGCAGGTGATCAAATACATGTAGAATATGGATGGAGTGATACACAAACTATTAGCCCTATAGCAAGTACACAATCTACTTTTGGCTCAAACAGTACAGTGGCATCGACATTTTTCTCACAAACTGGTGTTAGATCATTAGGAGTATTTCCTTACCAAGGTTCTAACTTTATGTTGAGAACTAATAAGTTAGAAGCAGACAATTATAATGTTGGTGATGGAAGTTATAAATTTAGCTTCTTATCAAGCAATACTCAGTATAACAATACTGTAGCGGACATAGCAACTTTAACTGCAGGAGCAAATATAATTGGAAGTGGTTTAGTTACAAACCCAACAGTAGATATTTACAAAGCAGACTTAACTCCTTCAACAAATCCTGCATTTAGTATACCAAATGGAAATCAATACTTATATTTGATATATGATTTTAGAACTGTAAGTGCACAAGCATTGTGTTATGATGCAAGTTCTACAACAGATGCATGTTGTGATTGTACATTTACTTGTACATCGTGGAGTGCAGGAGCAAGACAAGATAGTGCTGGAGTAGCTTGTCAACAACAACTAACAAAAACATATTATTTTTTAAATACACCAACTCCTTCAACATATCCAGTAATTGGTAGTATCGTATTTACAAGTACAACTTGTGATGCCACTTCCACTTTACCATCAGGATATTATAAATATACAAGTGGTTGGTTAAGAGTAGATAATAATGGAATAGTAATACAACAAGGAACATGTTAAAATTATGGCTGGAACTATAGGAACATATTATTTTGATGGTACAAGCTTTGCAAATGCAAGTATGCTTTACACTGATGCATCTCTTTCAACAGTTGCACCAAATGGATATTATACGCAAAACGATATAATAAGACAATTAGTTGGAGGACCTGGTAACCCTGTGTTATTACAAGCACAAGCATGTGTATCCTGTAGTGTACCCTGTGGATCTGGTGTTAGTGGTAATGGTGGAACAGGGAAATACTTATTAACAATGAATTTAGGAAATTCAACTGGTGCAGTTAAAGTAACTTTTAATCCAGCAAGTATACCTGATAAATGCTCGTGGACTTATGATTCAGTTACAAGAAGCGAATACTCTTCTGCGACTGAAGGATATTTACAGGGAGTTATTGGAACAGTATCATCAGGAAATTCTTGTAGTGGCTTACCTTTAACTAATGCAAATGGTAGTAATGGACAAACAACAACTGGAGCAACTTATTTATATGATGCGGGTAGTAACTCTTTTGTAAATCAAGGTACACCAGCAACATTAGGACCTTATGCTAATCAAGCTGCGGGTGGTATAGATTTAACTACTAATGCACCAGGTAACTGTATTATGGTTGTACCAAAACCAAATGCTACTCCAGAAACAGTAGATTTTGTAATTGAAGGACCATGTGGTAGTACAGGTTGGAATATTTCAGTTTTATGTCCTGTTGCACTAACAAGTTTTACCGCAAGTGCGGGAGCTGGAACTCAGCAATTAGCATGTGCACAAGATCACACTACTAATACATATTATAATATGCCAGTGGCGGGAACTGCGGGTAATCCAGCAGTAACAGATTGGATATTTACTGATGCAAATGGAGTGAATAAAGCTGCAGATAATTATTATAAAATAAGCAGCAATCAAGAGATGCATGTTGTAAATGGTGTGTTACAAGGAATTAGTCTTTGTGTTTCATCTTATCTTTCAAGTGCAATGGGAGTGTTTAATGATTTCTGTGGTGGCACAGCACCTGGACCTCCAAGTCAAACATATTATCATACTGGATCTGGTTCACTACCAGTTGCAAATGATTTTGTATATAGCAATCCTCAAGGGACTGTTGCTTTATCCGATGGTTATTATTATTTAGGAGGAGTATCTCCTAATAGATATGTTATTAGAGTAGTCGGAGGTAATGGACAAGTATCATCAAATCAATTATGTAATTAATATGGCAACTTATACACTAACATATACAAATAATTCAGGAGTCGATGGAAGAGGTGGATGGCCATCCTTCTATTCGTTTCAACCTGAATTTATGATTGGAATGAATAGTTATTTTTACACTTTTAGTGGAGGAAATATTTTTAGACACAACACTAATAATAATAGAAATGAATATTATGAAGTTCCAGGAAACTTAGCACCTTCTTCTATCACAAGTGTATTTAACCCTCGACCTATAAAAGATATAAAACTATTTAAAACCATGTCTTTTGAAAGTAATGCTGCATGGTCTTGTACACAATTAGCTACTGACTTGAGTGCGGGTTCTATGTTAGGAACATACTTTGAACAAAAAGAGGGAGAGTGGTTTACATTTATTAGAAATAATGAAGGAACAATTAATTGGAGAGAGAGATCTGCAAATGGTATTGGGGCGTGTGCTTCAGTACAAGGTCCTACTGCAGCGACTATAGTAGGATTTAATTCACCAGTAGGAAGTATTATAAGTATAGGTGATTTAGTATATAAAGGTACAAATCCACCAGTATTAGCAGGAACAGTAACTGCAATTGATAACACTGCACCTGATTTTAGTATCACTATTGATGCTACACTTCCAGCAGTTGCACCAGTTCAAGGTGATTTTATAGCTTATATTAAAAATAGTGTTGCTGAATCTCATGGAGCAAGAGGATATTATATGGAGTTTACATTATCTAATGCATTAACATCAGCAGTAGAGTTATATTCTGTCGGTAGTAGTGTGATGAAAAGTTATCCATAGATTTTTATTATCTTTGTCGTAGAATGCAATTAAATATACAACCACTCAAAGCCACTGACTATGAGGAGATTTTATGTAAGTGGTGGAAAGATTGGAGATGGACTCCACCCCCTCAAGATTTTTTACCTGAAAATGGTACTGGAGGATTAATGGTTTATGATGGAGATACACCAGTAGTAGCTGGATATCTGTATAATACAAACTCTAATGTGGTGTGGATAGATTGGATAGTATCTAATTTTAAATATAAAAATAAAGAAAATAGAAAACTTGCAATCAAATTATTAATTTTAGCATTAGAAGATAGAACTAAACAATTAGGAAAATATATTTGTTATGCACTCATTAAAAATAAATCTTTAATTTCTACTTACAAAGAATTAGGTTATACTCAAGGTGATGCATATAGTACAGAATTAATAAAAAGAATATAATATGGCAGGATTTACTACATTGGCGGCAGGAGTCGGAGCAGCAACAGCACTTGGTGGCGGTTTAATGTCTTTCGGTCAGTCCGCAAAAGCATCTAAACAAGCGGCAGATGCACAAAAAAAAGCTGATAGGCTAATGGCAGAAGCTCGAAAAAATGCACAGAAAGATGTATACGCAAAACTACAAGTTCCATTAGATGCATTTAACGAACAATATAGACAAACAAACCAAGCTGCAACTGCTGGTATACAAGCACTACAAGAAGGTGATGCAAGAACACTTGCGGCTGGTATAGGACAAATCTCAGGAGCAGTTAATGAAGCTACAGAGAAAACAAGAATTGATAAAGCAGAAGCTTTATTTGGTTTAGAAAAAGACAAAGCAACTTCTCAAGAAAATATTAAACAACAACTAATAGCCATGGATTCGGGTGCTGCAAAAGATGCTGAAATGAAAGCAGCAGATAAAGAAAAAATTGCCGCTTCAAGTTTACAACAAGGTATTAAACAAGCTGGAAAAGGAGCAGTAGGTGTAGCAGGTATGGCGAAGGGATTGTTTGGTGATGAAGACTTGACCCCTGAAGAGTTAGACGCTTTATTTAAATACTTAAAGGATTAGTAGGTAGTTAAAAAAAAATTTATGGCATTACAAGAAAAATCATTTCAACCACAAGACTATCAAAAGTATGTACAGAGAGGTCCTGATCATTATGTGAACTGGGAGAAGATGTCTCAAGATGTCACTAAACTTTTTACAGATGAGGCTACTCGTAGAGAAAATGTAAAGGCAGATATTGATGAAAGAACTCAATCGTTATATGATCAGTTAGCAGAAGTTGAAGTAAATAAAGATGGAAAATGGAGTGATGAAGTTTTATCATCTGCTAATCAAATTCGTAAAGCTTTAGGCACTTACAATTCTTTATTAAAAAAAGGAGCTATATCTGTTACAGAATATAAAACTCAAATGGAAAGAGTTAAAGGACAAATGTCTGAGCTTAATATAATTACTAAAGAATTAGGTTCTACTTATGATTTACATCAAGGTAGATTAGCGGTTGGAGAGAATGGAGAAGTATTAGCAGCTCCTGATGAGATAGCGGTATTTAATTCTGCAAGTGGATATGGTAAATTAAAAAATACCAAGATATATATCGATCCAGTTACTATGAATGCATTTATGTATAAATTAGATGATGATGGTAAGATTCCAGACTTTACAAAAAACCCTGAGAAATTTTTAGCAGTAAATAATTCAAGAGCAATTTTAAATTATACTAACGACAGAAGTCAATATGTTATATCTGATGTATCAAAAAATTATGTTGATGACATAGGTAAATTTGTTTCTGAAAGTTTACAGAGATTTAGTGGTGAATTTAGAGATGGTACTTATGTGTTGAGTGAAGAAGGTATTAGAGCTATGAATAATTCAGGATTCGGTGATGATATCAATGCCGAAATGAGTGATTTAAAAAACATAATATTTGAAAAACTAACTGCTGAGGGAGACAAAGGTCTTGCTAATACCATCTCTACATTAAATGGTGACTACATAATGGCAATGAGTGAGGATGAGTTTAAGAAAAAAGGTGGTACAGATTTAAAATATTTTATTAAAATAGATCCTGATGCTGCAGATGGAATGACATATGAATTTAGTAGTGATGCTGCAAGAGATGCGGCTATTGCTGAGATAAAAGAAAATGTTGGTGAAAATGTTGAGTTGATGGTAGGTAAGTCTATTAAAGTAAGTAATCCTACATATGAACCTGGTGAAAGTGCTGTTCAAGCAGGTGAAGGTGCTAACAATGATCTTGCTGCAGGTTACTTTAGAGATTTAAAAAATATAGTAGGTGGTGGTGAAGGAAACTTCAGTGCATCAGTAGAAGACTTAAAGGATAAAGCTAATGCAAGATTAGCTGATTCAGGTTCTCAAATTACTGATATAACAAGAGAGAAAAACTTTATTGAAATTGTAATAGTAGATTCAAAAGGTAATAGAACTGTTAAAAAAATAGATAGGTTTGAGACAGATGATAAGGGAGCTTATACAGATGTAAAAATTCCTGACTCAGTAATATATCAAAAACTTAACACTGAATTAAGACCTTCAGGTATGGATGACTCATTCGAGTCTTTAGAAACTGCAGCTACTGATGGAGGGTTTAATTATGACTTTGAAGAGGGTACATACTTTGGGGATGAAACACGAACCAATGTTGCTCCTTACACAGAAAAAACTCATAAACCTTTTAGCGATACATTTACTGTAGGTGATGATGCAAAGGCGGTAAAATATTCAAATACTTTGCAAAGTAAAATTAGTGCAACAGGTTATAGTAATCAATTGAGTCAGTTTAAATCACATTTACCTGGTGAGTTATCTTCAGCTTTAAGCAAACAAGGTATAGATATTAAGCCAAGTGGCTTTGTAATTACAGGTACAGATTTAACAGGTGGTAGTAATGAATTTAAAATTTCATACACTAACCCTTACAATGGTAAGAAAAGTAGCAAAACATTCTTATTTAATACTCATAATTCATCTACAGACAATACTACTGATATTATGAATGCAATGGATACTGTTATGAATGATATTATAGCAGAGTCAAACAGAACAAAAGGAGGAACAGAAAATAACCAAGGAGCACCATAGATATGAATAATAAATATTTAGAAGAACTTTATGGGTGGATTAGTACAACTGATAGAACCTTTAATGAAAAGTATACACTTGATGAGTTTGTTGAAAATATGGATTCAGAAGATTATGCTATACAAATGTACTCCTGGATATCAGAACAAGATCCTACCTTTCAAGACCGATACACAGTTGACCTTTTTGTTGAAAAGGTAAAAAAAAAAGATTTATCTCCGCAAGATGCTATTACAGAAAGCATGGAAGATGCTTCACTTTTGGATGGTTCTCAAGGGATGGGCTCTCAGCAAATAGCTGGACCTACTGTAAACCAAGATTCTTCCGAAGAAGTTATTCCAATAAATAAAGAGTTTAAAATTAATGAAGGTGAAGTTGATGAAGAAACTTATAATGAGTATACAGATGCTCAAGACCAACGACAACAAATAGCTGACGATCCTTTTGAAAATGCATTAAGTTATGTGAATGCAGAATTGGTATCCCAAAATGAAAAGAATTTATCTGTAGATTTAAAATATAGATTTGGTAGATATGGGTTTGAATTTACTCCTGATATTATTGGTGATAATATTACTATTACATCTAAACAAATAGATCCTAATACAGGAAAGCCTTACACTTTAGAGATTGAAGCAGACAGTAATGATGAAGCACTTAATCTTCAGACTGCACAAAACATACAAGATTTTATAAGAAAATATCAAAAAGTCGACACAAGGTTTGAAGATGTTTCTGGTCAACTAATAAATCAAGATAAAAAATTTCAATCAGAAGCTGAGATTAAAAATGCATTTAAAATTTTAGATGGAGAATCCAAAGCTTTTAATAGTCGAGTCCAAGAATATATAAAGAAAAGAAGAATATATCTTAATAAAAAAGCTCAAGCAGATGGGATGACTCAAGCCCAAATAAACACTGACATTGGACAAGCATTTTTAAAAGAATTAGAACAAGTAAGGGTTTCGTTAGATGCAGAAAAGGAAGAGCTTTATGCAGAAGATGTCAGCCTTGCTAATAGAGGTTACGAAATAGATTTATTAGTAGGAAAGTATTCCGAAATGAATGCGGGTAAAGGAACACGTTTAGGTGCACTGTGGGATGGATTTACTACAGGTGTTTCCAGATTATCCGAAACACCTATTAATTATTTAATAGATGGTGTTGTAGAAGTAGCTCCTTTTAGTTTTCTTGTAGGGTCAACCCAGTATGAAAAATCATTTGCTCAAAGAGCTGAAGAGTTAGGATATTTCGATCCTTCTGATTTGGATAAACCTTTTGCATCTTTTGAAGCTTTCAAAGAATCTTTTTCATCTGATCAAATAAGTGAAATTGACAACTACATAGAAGATAGGGTTAAGAAAAGTCTAAAATATGGCAACATATCTTTTAATGATGATGGTTCTATTACAACTGATAGAGCAAGACTTGGTAGTAGATATTCAGAACAAATGTTCAAGTCAGATGTAAAAGAATTAACTTCAGATGGTATGCTTCCTTTAGTAAGAAAAGGATATGATATGATGATGGGTGATGATGATACTACTCCAGAATATTCAGAATTGATGAGAGAAGGTTTTTGGGGTGGAGCAATGTTAGGTTTGTCAGAATCAATACCAGCTTTTTTACCACTTCCAGGTGGATGGATATCTCGTACAGGAAGAATGTTTGCACAAGTGGACTCTCACTTGACTGATGAAATGATGAATAACCCAAACTTTGCAGACATACCAGAGTCAGAAAGAAAAGCTGTAGCTATGCCAATTGCAATAGTTGTGGGTGCTTTAGAGTATGTAGGTTTTAGAAACATAATGAATCAAAAAGGTTTGTTAAATAAATATGTTTTAAAAGGTTTACAACTTTATAAAGGATCACATCAAACCAAAGGATTAACATTCAGGCAAATAGTATTAAATGAAATACAAAATGATATTAAAAAAGGAGTATTGATTGTGGGTGCTGCAGGTCTTGCAGAATTTGAAACAGGGGTAGCTCAAGAGATAGCTGATATCAGTGGTAAAAGTATTTATAATGAAATAAAAGGAACAGAGATGTTTCAAACACCTGATAGTTTTAAGGATGCATTAGGTCAAATCATTTATGCTGGAGGGCAAGAAATGGTAGGAGGATGGGTTATGGGTACAATACCAGGTGTTGCGGCTGGGTTTGTAGGTAATGATTATACTGCTATTTCAGATCCTATGTTTGAAACTTTCGAGTCAATCAGTAGTGATAGAACTTATTTCACAGCATTTGTTCAAAAAATAAAAAATGATATTAATAGTGGAACTATAGATAAAAAAGAAGGAAAATCTTTATTAGATGCGGTAAATGCATTGAATGGTATCGTAGATAAAGTACCTCAAGATATCGATGTAAAGCTTAGAAAAAAAGCAGTAGGTTTGTTATATAATAAATCTTTATTACTACAAAAAAGAGATAAACTTGCACCAGAACTAAGAGGTAAGGTTGATAAAGAAATAGGTAAGATTGACAAAGAGTTAAAAAAATTAATAGATGGAGCAGTTTCTGTTAAAGGAACTGAAGCTAATATAGAACAAGAAGAAGAAGTTAGTGATGAACAAGCTACTGCATATATAAATAAAGAAAATGAAACACGATCGAAGTTAGGATTACCTGCTATAAAGATAACACCAGAGTCGATTAAAAATGCTAAATTAGAACTTAAAAAAGAAAAAGATGCCAGTAAAGAGCAAAGCCCAGTTCAGGAAACTGGCGAAGTTGAATCCCAGTCTACTGAAGAAGTGGATGAAACAGTATCCAGTGGAGTACAAGAGTCTGCCGGAACGAGTAACCAAAAAGGTACAGAGCAAGGTAAAACTACCGCGCCGAAAAAGACGGAAGTAGAAGAAGAGGTCTCTGACATCACTGAGTTTGTTGGTGAAACAGAAACTGATGGTGTAGTAGATCCTACTACAGAGCTTGGTGTTCAAGAAGAGGTAGAGTTTGAGACTGAGAATGTAACTAAAGATGGTAAAGTTAAAAGAAGTAAAGCAACTAAACCAGTTGATACAAAAGTAAAAGGTAAATTTAATAGTGTTATTAAGTTTGCATCTCGTGCTGCAAGTGCAGTTAAAAGAATATTACCTAAAGTAAATATAATTCTACATGAGTCTTCTGAAAATTTTAAACAAGCCACTGGTAAAACTGGTAAAGGTTTCTTTAATCCTACCAATCAAACTATACATATAGATTTAACAAAAGGAAGTAACAAGACAGTAGCTCACGAAATGTTTCATGCCTTATTAGTAAACTCTGTTAAGACTAATCCTCAAGCAAGAGAATTAACAAAAAGAATGGTTAAAGCTGTGGCAAAAGCTAAAGGTTTGACTAAAGAACAAAAACAAAAAATAGATACATTTATATCTAACTATGATGCCGATATTCAAAACGAAGAAAAGTTAGCAGAAATATTAGGGGTTTTAGCTGATGGCTACACTAAACTGGATGCGCCTACAAAAAGTAAAATAAGACAGTGGATAGAAAAGATAGCTGCAAGATTAGGATTAAATCTTTCTACATTTACTAAATCAGATCAAGATATAATTGATTTAATGAATACTGTTGCTCAAAAAATTAGAAGTGGAGAAACTATAACTAAAAAAGATGTTGCTGCACTTAAGACTAAAACAAAACCTAAACCTAAAAAACAAACACCTAAAAAGAAAAAAGGTGATCAGTTAGATGTATTTGAAGGTAGAGAACAAAAAGAAGCTAAACCAATAGCAGAAAGATATATGATGAGTTTAAGAGGGTTTATTAGTCCAAGAGCCTTATATGATACATCAAGATTAAAAAGAGAGTTAGAGAACATAGGAATGAGATTGGGTACTGCAAAGAATGAGTTTACTGGTGAGATAACAGGTTACTATTTCCAAAAAGTTTCAAAAAGAGGTAATCCATATTTCTATAATCCTTTTGGTAGACAACAAAAAGATATTGACAAAGCTGGAAGTGGAATTTCTAACATCGCAGAGCTTATAGTTAAACTAAAAGAAAATAACTTTACACCTGAAGCTATTAAAAAATATTTATTAGAAAATAAAAAAATAGCCTCTAACATAGTAAATAAACTTATGAACACCAGCACTTTTGTGTTAAGCAGAATGCCAGAGTCTTTTCAAAAATTAAAAGGAGGATTTCTTACTGGAATAAAATTATTTAACAAAATAGCTAAGTATAAAGATAGGTTGTCAAACAACAATACAACTCCTTTTGGAAAAAAAATGGTGGAGTTAAAACAAGAGTTAGAACAATTAAAAGCACAGAAAAACAAAAAAAGAGATATTGCAAAAACACAATTAGCAATAGATAAACTAAAAGCTAAAAATCCAGGAGCTAAAATCTATAAACTCACTAACACTGAGATAATGAGTAAGACTATTGAGTTTTTGAGAAAGCAACCAGAGTATATGGCTGTCAAAGACAAGAAAGGATTATCATTGCTACAAGCTCAAATGGAGATGCAGTTAGAAAAAGCTTTCTATCAAGCTCCAACTAAAGATATGGCTAATCAAATGAGATTAGCACGAGCTATAGTCAATATACAAACAAAAAATGTACAGAGTTTAGAGAGGGTAAAAGCAAATTTAAGAAACTTTATAAGAGTGGTATTCCCTGCAGATATGTATACTAAACCTGAAACATTAGAGTTAGTTCAAGAAGTTCAAAATGCAACTTTAGAAAATATAAAAGAAGTAAAATCTAAGTTAATGGATATGGCAACAACAAAAATTGTCCAAGGCTTAGAAACAAAAATTAAAAGTTTACTAAATAAAAATTTTACTTCGATAGAAGGAGGTAGAGCTAAAGCGAGAATTGTTGACTCTCAAACCATAAAGCTTTTAGAACAAGTGAAAAGTATTTTTAATACTGTACAAAGTATAAAAGATAATCCTAAAAGTATAGAAAACTTAGTGCAGAAAAATTTAGACAAAATAGCTAAATTAAAAACTGAAGCAGTTCAAGATGAAAATACTTTTGCAGAACTAACTGCATTAGAAATGATTAATGAGTATGCCAATGCACAGTTGGAAGATGATTCGAGTTTTGAAAAAGTGGCAGGTTTAAATAGAGTTTTTGAAACACTTAATGAAACCCTTACAGAAGGTAGAAACACATTAGAAGCACAAAAGAGAAGAAGATATCATACTTATTTAAAAGATATTGAAATAGCTTGGGAAAGCATTACTGGTAACAAAATAGAATTGTTGATACAAAATCCTAATTTTGATTCACAACTTCCAGAAGATAAGAGTAATCTACGAATGATAGTAAATCCTGATGCTAAAAAACTTATGAAGGAATATCAGAACTTAACTGATGCTAAAAAGAGACAAGCAAAGTCTTTACCTGCTCGTATGATAAATAGTGTTACTTCAGCATTTACAAGAACACAGATAGCTAATATTTTAGACTTAACTACTCTTGTTGAATATATTACTAAAATTCCTGGTGAATTGTTTAAAGGACCATTTCAAGATATAACTGCAAGACTGGTTGATGATGCATCAATTATACATAAAGGATTTGGTATTCAAGATAGATTTGCAATAGAGTCACAACTTGATAAGATATATGGTAAAGGTTGGATGGGTAAAATGGAGAACGATGCTATACCAAGAGATACTGGTATAGCTGCAGACTTAGAGAGATACAATAAGGCTAAAGCAATGTATCAAAGAAATAAGACTGATAAAAATAAATTTAAAATGGATGCTTTACAATTACATTTATCTCCTTATCAAATAGCATATCATTTAAATCAGTATAAAGATCCTGCAAACCATGCTTCATATGAAGCAAAATATGGTAAAGACTATAAAAGAGTGATGAAAGAAATGAGAGAATACATGGAAGCCAATAATCCTGAAGCCATTGCTTTAGCAGATTATATGGTGAATGAAGCTTATCCAAAAATGTATGAAAGGTACAACAAAACATATAGAGAAGTATTTGGAATGGATTTGCCTTGGAGTAAAAATTATGGTGGTCAAATATTTAGAGAAGGAGTAGAGCCAAGTGAAATTGATTTATTAGCCGAAGGAAAAGGAGCATTTGCTGCAATGGCAGCACCCGCATCTTCCAAGGTTAGAAGCAAAAACAAAATACCTATTCAAGACATGGACTTGATGAGAAGTTTTATAGCATATCGAGAACAAATGAATTGGTTTGCTGCATATTCACCAGTTTTAAATAGAATGAATAAGTTATTTAAAAACCCAAACATAGCAAAAGCTATACAATCACAATATCCAAGTGGTTTTTATAATATGATAATAAAACAAATAGATACCTTAGCAACCAAAGGTCTTAGTAATACTGCAGGAGAACAATGGTTAAATGCTGCAACAAACTACTTTGTGGTAGGTAGACTGGGTGTAAATCCGACTATCTATTTAAAACAGTTAGTGTCTTTTCCTACCTATGCCAATGATATAGGTTATATAAACTGGACAAAAAATGCAATCCAAAGTATTGGTGAGATTAGAAGTTTAATGAAAGAGGTATTAGATAACTCTATATATTTACAAGACAGATATGGTAAATCTATTATTAAAAACTTAGAAAATTTTGTACCTACTACTGATTATGAATCTAAACTTACTCAAGGAAACTTTCAAAAATTACTTGATGCAACTATGTATCTTGTAAAACAAGGTGATAAAGGTGCAATAATGATTGGTGGTATACCTCTTTATAGATATCATAAAAATAAAATAAGAAAAGAAAATCCAGGCTTAACTGATCAACAAGTAATGGCAAAAGCTATTAGAGAGTTTGAAATAGCAACAAGACAAACACAACAGTCTACTGATTTACAAAACAGAGACTACACACAAACCTCTGGTATATTTGCAAGAACTATGAATATGTTCAAAACATCGATTAGATCGTATTTAAGAAAAGAAATTATATATTTTAGAAATAGTAATAAAATGATAAGATCGTTTGGTAAAGAAGGAAGAGGTACATTGGGACAAAACTTAAGAGGTTTGCTTACATATCACACAGTATTACCAGTATTTTTTCAATATCTATCGGCTGGGCTTCCAGGAGTGTTAGCTCCTTGGGATGAAGAAGATAAAACTGATCTTGCAAGAGCAGTAATAATAGGAAATTTTAATGCATTGTTTGTAACAGGAGACATACTTGCTATGTTTGCTGATGCTTTCACTGGTAAACCTTGGGAAGCAGATGTAACAGATGTACCATTAATAGAAGTAGCAGAATTAATATCTAAACACGTCCAAAGAATAGCAAGAACTAAAGATGAAGATAAAAGGAATGACTTAATCACAAAGTTTATGATGGAAGATGTTCCAAGTTATTTTGGTTTAAACCTTAAGTCTCTAAATAGATGGAGAAAAAACATACAACAAATAATGGAAGATCCTTCAGATCCTAAAGAGGTGTTACTAAGATTATTTAACTTTAGTGATTTCCAAATTAAAAGTAATGAGGAGAGAAATAAAAAGAAAACAAAATCATTAAGCAAAAGAGATTTAAAAAGAATGTTCCCTGATCTATACGAAGAAATGCAAGTACCAGATGATGTTCAACAACAAATTGATGAGATTGAGGCTGAAATTAAAAGAGTAGAAGAAGAAGCGAAAGAACAAATACAATGAAACTAAAACAATTTAGCATAGAGGACTTTGATGAATATACTTGTATGTATAATAGTTACTTGGTTTTAACAGGTCGAGCATCTTACACAGAAATATTAGAAAAAGATGAAGGTGCTGCATTTATTTTTAATCCCACTAAACATTATGTTCCATTGCAAGATGATGCTTATGATATTCTTACAGAGTATTTTGAAGAAATAGAACAATACGAAATATGTGAAGAGTTAAGAAAAGCTAAATCCTTAGCTGCAGTTTTGTATGTTATTTAAAATTGTGCTTGTAGTTAAATCTCTCTGCCTCTAACTTATAGTATTGAAAAGCAAAAAATCCATGTACATGTGAATCTGTGGGAAAAAAATATTTCCAACCTTGAGACCTACCTTTGTGTATATAATAACAAAAAGCAACTGCTAATTTACCACTGGATTTTTTAAAATTAATAACTGCCGAATCATCTGATATTGGTATTACCTCATCTACTGAAAAGGATTCATTGTTGACATTTCCTGCTCTATTAAAATTTGAAAACCTTTCGGCAATTGTAATGGCAAATTGACTAAGCTCGACAGCTCTTTCTTTTTTCATATTTCATCTGTTAGTGATTGAATTAAATCAGCACAAACTTTACAGATGTCTTGAGCTCTTTGCTTTACAGCTTCATGATCTCTTTCCATTAAATCTTCATATAGGTCATCGACAGAGTCGTGGAGACTATTAGACACATGGTTGACATGTGCTATCGCATTTAAATCATCTGCCGAAATTTTGGCCATCTATTAATCCATTGATGTTAATAACAACGTCCCAACTGTTGCATCAATCTTTTTGATGGTTCTGTATAATAATTTTGATTTTTGTTTTACTTCACTGCGATCTTTCAAAGAAGAATCTTGACCTAAGTTACAATATAAATTACAATCTATATGTAACAAAGTGTCAATTTTTTTTTTAGGCGTCCAAGTTTTGTAATTTAAGATTTTATCTATATCTTCTACTGAATATCTACAATCATCTTTTGCCCAAACCATATTTTTTAACCTTTTTTTTAAATCGTTATTGTTCAAATTAAGAATTTCATTTTGTTTTTCCAAGTTTTTTACTCTTTTTTGCAACAAATTTAGAATATTTTTAGGCTTTTTTTCTTCACTTCCCTTCCATTCTAATAAAATTTGATTGTATTTTACCTCTAAAGATGGGTTAGCCCTAACCATATATGGCCATTCTTTTAAGGCATGAATAATGGTAGCATGGTTTTTACTAAAGATTCGAGCTATGTCTTTTAATTTATATGCACCATACTTTCTAAGTACAGTATACATAAGTGCTCTTGCTTCTATGTATTCTATTTTTCTACTGTTGCTAAAAATGTCAAGCAACTCGAGATGTTCGCTGGTGAGATCCAGTAACAATTGTATTCGTTTCATTTGATTTGATATAAGTATTTAAATTTATTAAATCTAAATAATCATCTAATGATATCATTATTAGATTACTTAGTATTGTCATGAACCCTTCTTCTTTTATGATTTCTAAAGCAAAGGGATAAGGTTTATTATTGTGATGAACTATTCCTCCTAAAACATAAGATGTAAATGGATTAGGTGGTAAGTCTAACACATTATCCTCTATAAACTTTCCTATTTTATAAGATACAATCGGGTTTAAGATGTGTAATGCATCCATAAACTCATCTTCCATTTCATATCCACTATCCTTTATATATTTCTGTTCTAATACCATATGCTTCTAACTCTTTAATTCTATACTTTTGTAATGCAGAAACTTTTCCTTTAGGTTTTTTAATTTCTGAAAACAATACATCACTGTCTTTAGGAATAGCAATAAGATCTGGTATTCCATTTTTGTTAGTCTTAATAAGTTTAATAACATAATAACCTTCCTCTTCTAATTCCTTTATTCTTTTACTCTGTATTTGTTGCTCAGTCATTGCCACCTTTTTTTCCACGAGGGTTTACTGGTTTAGGGGGTATTACCACATTATTTGGTGAAGGCTTTATAACTGGTGTGTTGTTGGTATTATTATTAGAGTTATTGGAATTATTAGAGTTATTATTAGGTACATATATAGGTCTATTATTATTCCAAGTAGGATCATAATGATAGTAACCATTGTAATAAGGTCTCCAATAGTTTCTCCCATAATTTATCACATTGTAATAAACATTAGGCTTAATCATATCTATAGGTAATCGTAATGTGTCTCCTTTTTCAGTAACCGCTAAGACATGTGTTATTAATATTTTAGGCTTAGGTTTTTGCACCATACACCCATACATTAAGCTACTCAATACAATAAATATTACATATTTCCTCATATTACAAAGTTAACAAATCCTTTTTGAAATGATTAAGCGTGTAGTCCTTCTTTTTTACTACTGCTTTATAAATATTATCTTCAATTCCTCCTTTAGTAAAAATCCAGTATATTTTATTATATAAACGATTTTTAGTTGTCATCCTATCTCTTGATTGCCAGTAACTTGTAGCACTAAAATCAATATTATAATAAACTAATGCTTCAGCTTGTTTTAAACTAATTCCTTCTCTACCACTCACTATTTGAAGAGCAATGTTTTTATCTGTGGTACTAAATTCCTCGAGTGTGTTACAAATCGATTTACCAAATATTTCTTGTATAGCTTCATACTCTGCAGTAAACTTATAAAAAATCGCTATTTTTTTACCCTTAAATTTTTCTCTAATGTATAAAGCTTTGGTAGTATCAAGAACCATTGAATGTCCACTTTCAAACTTTACTGTTCCTGAATACAATTGATGAGTCTTTGACATTAGTTTTACTGCGGTGTCTGCTAAAATAACATGTTCTTTACCCTCTATAACCCTATCAGTAGACAATTTTTTAATCAACTTTCTAATTGCTGATGGAATATCTACATATAATATTTTTTCATTTGTTTCAACTTTAAACCCAGCTTCTTTTTGAGTATATGCAATTGTATAAGGTTTCATATCATCTATAATAGATCGCTTACCCTTACTATAATCATTGATATAATTACCATTAATTTTTCTTTGTCGTACATCCACATATGTTTTAGCAAATGCATAAAAGTTTTTAAACCTTCTAAAAGGATTAGTTGATATTCCACACACTTGATGATACATTTGACTGTATGATTCTGGAGTTGGTGTACCTGATAACAATATGGTATAAGTCTCATGAGACAATAAAATATCCATAATCTGTCTCGCCCTTTTACTTTTCTTTGGAAAAGCCCCTAATGTATGGGCTTCATCACATATTAGGACGTCCCACTTTGTCTCACTTGGAATTTTGTGTAAGCTTTCATAATTAATTACTAATAAATTATAGGTGTGCTTCAAAGATTTATAGTCAGCTTCTATACTGGATATAGCTTTTTTCTTAGTAACAAAAAGACAGTTCGTGACTGGCAGAAGGCTCACCATACTCAAACTCGTAGCTGTCTTACCAGTACGAACCTCCATAGCAAGATACAAAAATTTGTATTCTTTAAGAAGGGGTAATCCTTTATTTACTATTTCTTGTTGGTAATCTCTTAACTTCACAATATATCTTTTAATTGTTTTACAACTTCATACACCACATCTACAGTGACTGCATTGCCACAAGTTTTGTATCGTTGTGTGTTGCTTACTTTTTTGACTTCACCCTCATACTCACCATACTCAGTCCAATTATCAGGAAATCCTTGTAGCCTTTCACACTCAAGTGGAGTTAATCTTCTTATTTTATTCTTACTTACAATTCCATTAGGCTCAGAAGAACGAATAGTAAATGCATCCTCACCATCATCCTTAATTGCATTGCCATAGTTTTTAGAATTACCTAATTGAGTGGGAACAATCACACTATCTAATGGGTGTGTGGTTACTGCATTAGAAACATCATCATCCCTGGTTTCTAATCTTTTCTTTCTATTATCTTCTTCTCCCTTTGGTTTTTGTCTTGGATAAGTTCTGAGTGCTCCTGAAATAGCAAGAGGTGGCATGGTACTTATATCCTTTTCACTGTGTCTTCGTGCAGATAAACAAGGGCTTTCATCATCTTCTCTTATTCTAAGACCTTCATCATTACGATAGTCTGCCATCTTGATATAGGTATCAGAAGAGCCCATCTTCCAATACCTTGCAGTTATTGTTCGTGCAGATCGAGGTCTCCGACTGTGTAGTTCCCCTTCGTTGTTCCTTGTCGATCCATTAGGAACTTTGTCATCTTTTTGGATAGGAAAAATTCCTCTCCAATCTCTTGGGGGGTTTGCAGAATATCCGACAAGGTAGATTCTCTCTCTGTTTTGGGGTAGAAACCACGATGTATTACACAATTGCCATTCAAGTCTATAGCCCCCAATGTTGGTAAAGGCTTGGATGATTGCCGCAAAATCTTCGCCAGAGTTTGAGGAGAAAGTCCCTTTAACATTTTCCCAGATAAAAACTCGTGGTTGGCACTCAGTGATGAGTCTAATTGCTTCAAGGATAAGACTTGATCTTTCGCCACCCATTCCCCTACGCTTTCCAGCCAAACTAAAGTCTTGGCAAGGGCTTCCGAAGGTGATGACATCGATTTTTGGTAATTGTTCTCTTCGAACATCTGTAACTGATCCGACATATGTACTGTTTTTAAAGTTATGTTTATATATTGCAATAGCATGTTTATCCACTTCAGAAAAATAAGAGTGACAATCATACCCAGCTTCTTCAAAGCCCAGCTTGAAACCTCCTATACCTGAAAACAAGTCTAATATATTTAATTTTTTCATTAAAATGGAAAATCTGTTTGATCCTCTTTCTTTTGTAATTGCATAAATCTTATCCATTTACCAGCAGTCTCTCTACCTTCTTCTGGTGTGCAGTCCCATTTAAACTCTGCATAAGCATAGAGCCATTTATAAAACCTTCTTCTTGATACAGTCATTTTAGATTTAGGAGCAAAGTCAGGATTCTCTTCAATAAAATCTAAATACAAATCATTCATATATAATTTTGTGTTTAATACTAACTTGTGGTTTTTAGTACCTCCAACTACACCACACCATTCTATAAACTCGTGGCAAGTTTCGGCAGATAACTTTCTAACTTTCAAATTAACAAAATCACTTTTGATTAAACCATATTGTAAATATAGTTGAAGACATTCAATCATAAACACATCAAACTGACACCATTCATCATCATCCCATTCTCCGAACATCATCTTACCAAACTCTTTAAGTGGTGTAAAATCTTTTGTATAATATTGTGATAACTCTAATTCCCACTTTCTTCTTTCAAATGATGAGCCTTTACCTTTGATTGCATAGTTAGTAGTGATTGCTACTTTTGGACTCTTTGCAAATGGTATCTTAATTGCATCTTTGTTTTTCTTCTCAAGAGTTAATCCTTCTGTTACCACAGAGAATAATCGTTCAAAGTTAAAATGTTTGCTTACATCATCAAAGCATAGTATCTGTGTATCTGCACTTACTAACTGATAAGCAAAACTTCTTTCAAAGTTAAATGACTTACCATCAATAACAACTACTTTTTTCATTTGTGATATTCCATTCATAAACAAACCCTTACCAGTTCCTCCTTCAGGATTGTCTGATATGACTTCATCATTTAATATTGTAGCTGGGCAATAGGCTAAATTTTTATATGCATGTAGTAAATAACCAATTGTAGATTTCATTGATCTAACTCTACTATCATCTTGACCACATATGTTTGTGATAAAAGTTCTATAATCACAATGAGTTATTTCACACTCAGTAAAAACTCTATCAATGACATGATCTTTCCACACATAACCTCCAATATCTAAGTAATCTATTACAGTCAATGCATCATGAGTCACTTTGACTGCACCATTTTTGTAATATAAATAAGCAGTATCTTTGTCATCCTCTATAAAATATACATCTATAGAATTTAACAAGGTTAAAAACTCTTCTCTAAAATACCTGGTGCACTCTGCGAAATAATTATATATAGCCAGGTCATCCATCTCTTGCAGATAATCTAATATGAAATCCTTGATTTCTTTTTCTGATGTATGGTCTATTAAGTTATTTGTTACTCTTACAAAAACATAGTTTTTACTGCCTTCTGGATTAAATTTATAAAAGCCATTCTCTTCTAAGAAATGTTTAAATAATATGTGTACAATTTTAATAGTCCCTTTGTCGTTTTTAGTCCAAAACTTATGATTAGATTGTTCTTCTTCTATTCTATTAATCACATTATCTATAGTAACTTCATCAATCTTTGACTCTTGTAGTTGTACTCTGATGTCTTTTTTTGCTACTCCTCTTTTTAATTTATGTCTGATTTGATTTACTTTATCTTCATCTTCATAATATTTAGTTCCAAAGTTTTGTCTTTGAGCATAGGCAGAATCTATAGTTCTTTTAATTTCTGATCGGTCAAAGTTCCTGGACTCATATTGATTTAAAATATATTCTGCTAAGTTTTGATTTATACCATAATCATTGAAAGCTGCAGCTAATACATAAGTGTGATGATTTCTTTGTCCTTCATTCATAGGGTATTTCTTCTCCCACCACTTCACTAATATCTCTACAATTTTATTCTCATCTGTTACTGGTATTGTTGCTTTATCTACATGCTTTATGTACTCAGTGTATTCTTCTTCTTCTATTCTGTCCCATAAACTCGATGTTTCATTTATATATATTAATGGGTCATATGATTCATAACAAACTCTTGAAATGTTTTTACTGGTGGTATCAAATTGTGGAGATTTAAAATAAACCTCTAAACTTTTAAAATAGTTAACATGTTGTTCAGGTTCTGTAGGAATTTTAACTAATGCTTTTAAACCCTTACCACTTGGAGAGATAAAAACTGAATAAACATATTTATTTTTTGTAAGTCTTTCTTTTTCCTGGAGCATATCTCGATTTGCCGAATATCCATCAAAGTCCAAACAAATCAAACCACTGTGTTGATTCAATGAATTATCATTTCGTTGGGTAAATGTTCCAGAAAAACAAATGGAAGGAAGATTTTGTTTTAACTTATTCCTTTGCTCTTTGTCTTTGGTATTTCTTATTTTTTTAACTAATTCTTTTGATGCTCCATCTTTTATCCTTTGTAAAATAACATCTACTGGTCTGTAGAAGGGTTGACTGGTATCCTTTATATCCTTGAATATAGTTATGTTCATTCTGTGTTGATTTAATTAAAGTTAATCTATTGATATTCAATACTTTATATTATTCTATGTTAGTTATGTTGAAATAATGTTATAAAAAATATAGAATAAAAATATAAAATCTATAAACATTAATGTGTATAAAAAACAAAATTTTTATAACACAACTAACATTATCTGCAAAAAAAAGGGGAGATACACACACTAAACTCCCCAATTGATTGCAGTGCCTTTCGGCTACCAAACATTCTTAAAAAGGTAAGTCTGATCTTTCATCGTTACCTACTGCTTGTGGTTGCTCTTTAGTTTCGCCTTGAGGTTTAGGTACAAATGTATCTAACTCAACATAAGGTTTACCTGAAGATGCAGTTAAAACATTTAAGTTAACCCATCCATTTCGAGCATTACTTTTAAGGAAAGGAATTGCATCCTCTACCTTAACACTTAAATTTCCGATAACAAAATCGGGGGCATTTTCTCTTCTTTTAAAAGAAAAGCCATCTGCAAAAACTTTGTCTGCCATAATTAATTGATTTTTATATTTCTCTCCAAATGTTCAATAGTGGCAAGAATGATTTCATCCTTTTCTTGCCTACTTTCACAGATGCTTGGAGCTTCCATCTGTAATACTTTTGTTTTACCATATACTTTTTCTCTGACCGACCTTATACAATTATAAAGTTTGTCTATGAATATATGAATTAATGTCTTCGTTAGCCTCATCACTAAAAAAATTATTATACACTTCTGTTGCTTGTTCAACTTTTCGTTGTCCTGATCTTAAAAATTCAGAAGAACAATCGAATATACCTAATCTACTGGTGTTCTTGCAAATCACAAAAAACACCATAGGTTTGCCAAACATCCTTTGATAGATATATGCTTGACTATCGTAATTATAAGTCTTTGCACTGTACAAAAATTTATCGATGTCGGAGCTGGTCTTAATGTCAATAAGATAATCTTTATGCACAATATCAGCTTTACCTTTCCACCAATTAGCCATAATTTGCTCTACTGCTGGAACTTCATACTCATTTCCTTCTGCATATATAAAATCATACATCTCCAGGTTGCCCTTCATTTTTTCAACTAAAGAGTCTACATGGTCTGCTTCATGCCTTAACATGATTATATCATCTTGAGGACATAATTCTCTATATGCTTTCGTTGATCTTGATGAAACATCGGCTATTTTAAAGTCTTTAACTTTATCAGGCTCAATCATACATGCATGAAAGTAAGATCCTACAACCATTGGTTTAGTTCTTAACTTTGGCACTCTAAATTGAGTAGGATTTTTTAGCAGATAAATAATATCAGAATTAGAAAGGTATTGTCTACCATACTCTCCATAATAAAATTCATCATTCTTTAATTTATCTAAAGCCTGTTCTGTGGGTTCAAATACTTTATCAGCCATTATTTTATGTGTTTACCAAGTTCCTTCTTTACACTTGTAGTAATCTTGTACTTCGCAGATAAGTTCTTAACTATTTTAGTAAGACCTATTTCTTTGTTAGCAACTACATACTTTAAAACTTTTTCCCAGTTGTCATCTCCTAAGGTCAGCTCATAAGTAACATTCTTTTGTTGAGGTATTGGTTTAGATGTTGCATTGATTACATCTTCTCCTACCCAAAGAGACAAGCCTAACCCATGCATAGCACATGCTTTAGCAGTTGATCTTTGAATAGCAGTATTTACATCCATTGATGTAATCTTTTCAATTCTTATTGAATTGTTTCTAAAATCCATTATTGGTAAATAATCAATGTGTTCTATTTCATTAATAGTAATTCCCACTTTAACATAAGCAGTCCTTCCATCAGTGAAAAAGTTTAACCCACTGGATTGGTCCTCATACACATTTCTCTGTGCATTAGGATATCTTAATTTTACAAATGCCCAAGCATTTGCCCATGATAAATAGTCAAAGTTTCCCTTCTTTTCTACTTTGTCTTTAATGTTGACTTTAGCCAACTCTTCGAAATAATTGTTTTGTTTTGTCATTTTATTTAATTTGATTTAATTTCTGTTTATGCTTGGTATATTTATTGAGTATACCTTCTCTTCTGTTTTTTAGGTTTTGTATATGTTTATCATTCTTCCTGGTGTTGACTTCAGTTTTTATTTTATCCTCAATTAACCCAAGTTTGAATAAGCAGTTGGAAATAGCAAGATTTATTGCTCCCTTTCTCCAACCATCTGAATGAAATATATTATATTCATTTTCATCTAAGACCTTATAATAATCTCCACCCTTGTTCATGTTTAATATTTCTATATTGTCACCAAACTTTTGAATTTTGACTCCTGATCCTACAATTACAATACCTTTTTGCATTGATTGTTTGACCGCCAATGTGTCTGCCATTGCTTGATTCCATATGTCCTCTAAACTATACACTTGCTTTGATTTCTTCTACCAATATTCTATAATCAGGATCTTCATTTACTAATAACTTTGCTCTTTCATATCCATGAAGGATAGAACTCATAGGAACATTATAGCCATGATCCTCTAAATATGATTTTATAAATGTGAGTCTGATTGGTCTCTCCATACAAAGAAGATATAAAATCTGTCTTGCATCCACCTGATTTCTTCTTTTAGATTTTTCGAACAACTTGTCCATTTCTAAATGAAATGCTTTAGCTACAGCTTTAGCATATTTATCAAATATTATTTTTTTCATTTATATTCTTTTAATTTTTCGTTCTTTAATTTTATTAATCGTGCTTTTATTACTTCCTCCTCTTTTAATATCTGAACTTTAAGCAGTATTAAATATCCTATTAAATCTTTTAATGTATCTTCTGATTTCATTGGATGTTCAAACCCTAATTTTTTTATTCTACTTAACTTGTCATCTATTCTTGCCAGGATTCCTTCCTTAGCAGATAGCTTACTAAATATTTGTGGGGGGTGATTGGCAGTATCTCCATAGGCTTTGTTCTTTTCAATCAACAACATAACCACTTCTCTTCCTACCTCTGTTATTAAATCTGATGTGCTTTTCATGTGTGTTTATTTATTTATCAAACATACTAAGAAAGTTATCACTAAACAAGTAATAGAGAAAGCAAATACTTTCATAGTCTCTTCATATTTCTTGTCGGACCTTCCTTGTCTACTTCTATATTGCCTTACCTTTTTTCTTTTCAGAATTTCTCTACCTTCATTAGTATAATGTTTCATTTTTTATTTCTTAATTGTTTAATGATTTTAACAGCTTGTTTAATTTTTTTGTCCAGGTGATTTTCTAAAGCCTCTATTCTGTGCTCTAAAAAACTAATTTTATTGTCTTTATAATTCATAATTTAATCTTTAAATCCATATACAATCCAAGTAGCATCAGTTTCGCCTACTGCTTCACTAATCCACCATTCATTGTTTCGGTTGTTAAAATATTCTATCTCTTTCATTAAGTGATCTTCTTCAAACTCTTTAGAGATAATTACTTTGCCACTGTCCTTGACAGACCAAAGTTGTGTAAATAGGTCTTCCATCTACCACCACAAGCCCACACTTTTTGGGTGTGAGCTATGGCTTTGATTAACTAACTAAACTATAACACTTGATCCATAAGGAAATTAAATAAAGTAGTGTGGATCGTCACCATCTTTATTGTTTGTATTTTTCCCAATAGGAAATAGATCTGATAAAAATTTATCAAACACTCTTCCTTGATATTTCATTAAGTTGCTTTGGGGATTATTTTCTTTTCGTTCTGCTATTTTATTTGATTTTGCCATATTAAATTGTTTGTTCTGATTGCTAAAGTAATTCTTTTATAACTTCTTTCCAAATCTTTTCTTAATTATTTCGAACTTTTTTGCACCTCTTGGAGCATGTTGCTCGGCTTTTAGGATGGCTTGTCGAGAACTTATTGCCTCGACTTCCACCCTATTGTAATCGTAACCACAATCTTCATCTCCATGAAAATGTAGATACCAATACTCCACTAAATATTTTTTTAGTGGCTTTTTATCTTGGTCGTGTAGGATTTTCATATTAGTTATTGATTATCCAATTTTGTAGGATGTATATTTATTGTTCTTCCTCTTGATAATCCAGCCTGGACAAACTCCACGATCTCAACTTTATTCTCCTCTACATTGATTGTTCCCATGTCATCGAACTCTTCTCCTCTCCATCTCACCCTTCCAGTTATTGAAAGTTTATTTGGTTTGAAGAAATACTTTATTAAGTATTCTAACCACTCAATGTAGTTGTAGAATTTTTCATTCCCATCCCACACTAAATAATGATAATCGTTATATTCTTCTACTATCCATTGTAGCCATATGGATGGTTTTCCATTTGGTGTGTAACCATCTTCATGTCTTGTTTCATAAAGAGTTTCCATTGCTTGTAACTCTTTTTTAGTCAACTTACGATTAAAGTCGAACTGCCCATCAAATTCTGTTGTATATCCCATATTATTTATTATTTATTAAGTTATCATTTATTGGAGGAATTGCAGTTTCCTCAATCTCCAGATCCATTTCTCTTGCCACATAATTAATATGCTTTTGAGTTGTCTGTGACCAATAACCAAGTTGATAAAGTTTATTATTAACTCCATCAATAATGGCTACTTTCGTAGAGTAGGAATAAATGTCATCTCCTACTCTTGTTAAATTCTGTTTGTATTTGTCAAATTTTTCTATCATAATTTTATTTATTATTTTATTTAATTTAATGGTTAACATTATTCAGAAATACAACACTATCTAAAATGTTATTGGTTTCTGAGTCAAACAAATCTTCTTCAAGATGATTTATTCTCATCACATCAGAATCGTTATTGAATCTATAATTTATGTCGCAGTTGTCAATGTTTCCATGTTCTGCTTCCAAGTTTTTAATAATTTTTTTAAGGTCTTTAATTTTCATAGTTATTTAATTTAATTTAATTATTTATAAATATAGTTTAAATATATTTAATATCCTAATTGCTTTCTCTTAGCTTATAGTACCAATCTTTTGTT